TAGATGTCCAATAATTGCAAGGTATAGCTCAAGGACATCTTGGACACTTTCCCGCCAAAATCGTCAAGAAGGACCTCCTCCTGGGCCTCATACCCGTCAAACCACCGCGTATCTGGCGCCTTCCGGTGCAGCCGAGGCCACTTTTCAAACGCTCGCCGGGTTTTGCCGGTTCCGGTTTTACCGTATAGCAGGATTACCTTAATAGGAGCTATCGGACGTCGGGGCTGTGTACGGGAATACCAAGATTCCAAACCCCTGTGGAAGCGTACCCACTCCCTCGGGTGTTCGCGTGCAACATGATTAAGATCCCGAGAGCTTGTAAGCGTCTCTATAGCACTCTCAAGATCAACACGTTGGCCTTGGCCAGCCGTACGCCATTCCCCCGCCTCCCAAGGACCATCAGTCCTAGTATCGTCCTTACTTGAATAGTCACGAGCTTGCATCCTGGTACCACGCCGTCCTTCAAGATGTGCATGTCCGCCCAAAAGGACATTAACAGCGTTACAGCGCATCTGAGCCTTGAGCTCGAGATACCCTTGATAATGAGGAGTCCCCGACTCGCCAATCTCCTTCTGGAATATCAGGAACCGGAAGTGACGGTGCTCACTGACGCGCGCCAAGAGCTCGACGCCCTGTTCCACTGGATTGTTGATAGTAAAGACCCAATGTCTCTGTGACAGGGATTCCACCCTAGCTTGTATGTTGGCAGGTCCACGGGGCATGATTAATCGACTGTATCGTATCGAAGTGGTGGGGTAATAGTTAGCCCACCACTTCGACACAGTGTATGCATCAATACTTATGGAGCAAATTATGGTCTGTCAGATTCCGCCTCGGAAGTCAGCCAAGTCCTGTGATTGGTCAATTCCACGGAATAATTTAAATAAATTCGGAATCGGAACCCATGCTGACGTTGCCCCTAGTTCTTAGTAACTAGTTGCTCATTCCCTTCACCTGTTGTTGATACTATGTCTGGTCGTGGTGTCAAACGTCAACGCACTGGTGTCTCCTCCTTTGTGACTCCTAAACGTCCCATTGACAAGAAACTGATCAACGTCAGTCACATTACTACTGTCGCTACGCAAGACACAGTCTTGACGACAGCCACATTCCCTTGCACAATCACTGGGCTCCGCTGGGAAATCAGTACCATTGGTGGTGCTGCTGGACTCTCGAACACACGGTGGGCCATTGTGATCGTGCGTGATGGTGTCACCCATGGGAATATCGCTTCCAGCGACGCCTCGGACTTTTATACGCCTGAACAAGATGTCATGGCGTTTGGCTCGGCTTTCATCCAAGATACGGACCTCAACGGCCAATCGGTGCACCATTGGGGTGGCACCACCAAGAGCATGCGAAAGCTTATGGGGGGAGACCAGATCGTCTTCCTCTCGTCTGGCAGCGTCGCGGTTGGAGCAGTAGCCGGGGTTGTCCAGCTCTTCTGCAAATCTTGAACGTTGTTTGTGTCGGAGAATAAATGGTAGTTTAATCTATTTTGCAGCGCCTATGTTATTTATGTCGGTCTTCTCCTGCGCGGGGTACTCCCTCCGGTGGACTAGCGTAAACCCAGGGGCTGACGCCCCCTTGCCTTTGTTAGGTGAACATAATAGACTACAGTAAATAATAGATCGTCTTTATTCAGATTGAGTATCCTGCGTTGCGTGGAACAACTGATCCTCGTCACAGTACTGACTCCATTGATTGGCGAACGTCTCCTGGTCAACTTGGAGTGGCCGAGCAGGAAGCGCCGGGAAGTACCAAATCTTCGTGAACCTCCTCATAAGGGCATTGTACTGCTCTTCACGATTCTCATAGTCATACCACAGGCGGGGGTGGATATTAGTGGTCACAACGATGCGTTTAGCAAGTAGAGGACGGTAGGACCCCTTAACCTCCACATCCAGGGGATAGATGTCCAATAATTGCAAGGTATAGCTCAAGGACATCTTGGACACTTTCCCGCCAAAATCGTCAAGAAGGACCTCCTCCTGGGCCTCATACCCGTCAAACCACCGCGTATCTGGCGCCTTCCGGTGCAGCCGAGGCCACTTT